CATTAGTTACTACACCTTCAACGACGGAAATGCAACCGACACGGTGGGTACGAACGACGCGACGGTAAACGGAGCGACGTTCGATTCAGTTGGCGGGCCACAGGGAGACGGAGCGTACTCGTTTGATGGTGTTGACGACGTGATAGATATTGGCAGAGTTTCCGAGTTGGGCGGGGGTCTTGGAAATAATTATACTCTCACTGCGTGGGTCAAACCATTGTCCAATGACCTCGACGGCTCCCTCAACCAAGTTGTCGGGAAACAGGGACCGAACGGTCTTGATACATATAGATTTGGGATAAACAACAACGAATTTTATTTCCTCGCCGCCGACGACACCGGCAGGTTTGACTCGATAGAAACATCAGTTGCACCATCAGCCGGAACGTGGTATATGATAACTGGAAGATATACGGACGGCGATATTGAGATATTTGTCGATGCGGTATCTGAAGCGTCTAAATTATCGGGCCTGTCCAGCGCATCGGATAATTACAACAACGTCAGTATTGGCGCATCATCGTCTGCTAATAAATACTACGTCCACTCTGTGATAGACAATGTTCGGTTCTACGACCGTTCACTCTCTCAATCCGAGATACAGACCATCTACGACGTGGAGAAATAACAATGACAAAACACGCAGTCAAACTGATGTTTGAAGCACCGAAAGACAACGCCGAATCCGCCATCGACAACTGGGTCCAGAACCACACCGAATGGACTGTCGAACCACAGGAACACTCGATGGTCGAAACCAATACCGAACCGGATGGAAGCGGCACGGATTACATCATCGGAATTTACAGTTTCTATCAGGACACGCCCGCGACGGACCTGCTCGATGACCTCGAATCGCGTCTTTCGTCAATGCAGGGCGGGCTGTGGTATCGCGTCGGCTATCACGTTTGCGACCACGACGAGGACTATCCCGGTGATTGTTCGTGGGAAGAAGTTCGTGAGAACGGACAGATTCCCTCAGATTTTCCGACATTTAGATAATGGAAGAACTTGCCGCCGCTGTTGCTGAGAGCAACGATAGTGACAAAACTACGTTGCTTGAACGTTGGTCCGGTTCCCCTGAAAAAATTGTTCAGGACGTATTTCGGACTCGGAATATGGAGACAGGTGAAATGGAAGACCTTTCCCTGTTCTATCCGTATCAGCCTCGTCTTCTTCACGCATATTTCTATGGCGACGAGTCGATTATCAACGTCTACAAGGGACGGCGGATTGGCGTTTCATTCGTTTTCTGTATCGCGCTCTGTATTGATGCACTGACGACGCCGGAAGCGAATTTTGCGATTGTCTCACGGACGAAGGGACAATCAGAAGAACGGATTCAGGACATCCGAAGTCTTCTGAAAGACGCTAAATTCGTGAATAAGCCAGTTGAAGACTGGCTTCAGAAAGACAACAACGGAAAATTAATCTTCCCGAACGGCGCGACGATTCGAGCGTTCTCGGGCGACCCGAAATCTGCTCGTGGGATGGATTCAGCGAAAACGGTCTTCGTTGACGAGATGGCGTGGTTGGAAGACCAAAAAGCCACGATGCAGGCCTTTATGCCGTTCATCAATCTCGGCAGTCACCGGCAAATGTTGCAGGTGTCAACGCCGAGAGCGAGTAATGACACCTTCTTGAATACGAATGAGAGAGGAACGCCACAGGGTAAAGATGGTGTCATCTCGGTAAAGCAACCGAGTTTCAAGAACCCCGGAGAAATCGACATCAACAAGCCGCTCCAAAATCAGGATGTAGAACCTGTTCGGCCTGATATGGACGTGGCGTCGGTTGAAGTCGAACGCGCTCAAGACCCGCAAGGCTTCGCACAGGAGTACCTGTGTCGGCCTATTGCTGACGAGTATCGGTTCTTTACTTCAACAGGCATCGAGCAGGCGATGAGACGTGGTGCGGCATCGTTCAATGCTCGTGACGAACCAGTAGGTAGGTACACTGGATATTCACCTGCTACTCACGCTCGGGAAGGTGGGCAAATGATAATGGGCGTGGACATCGGAATTGACCGAGACGACACGGCCATTGTTGTGTTTGAACACGTCGGGGAGAAGCGGTTCTTGCGCTTCCACACCCTTCTCGATGTTGGCGACTTGACCGCAGTAGGGATTAATTCGACTCAAGTTGACCACCCCTCGAAGGTTGCAGAGTATATCTATCGCGTCTCTCAGAATATGGGAGTCGATAGGGTGTATCTTGACAAGACCGGGCCGGGGAAAGGATTTCAGAAAGAGGTTGAAGCCCGACTCGGGAAGCGAGCAATTGGATTCAACTTCAGCGACAAAGATGAGATTGCCCGGATGATGGGCGATTTCAACTATGCTCTCCACAATGATTTGCTGACGTTGGTTCCTGATAAGAAAATCAAAGGACAACTCGAAGCGATTGTTAAGGAACAACGTCACGAAACGTCTAAGGCCAAATTCTCGGGGAAGAAACACGCTCCGAACGGCAAAGACGACCTTGCAATGGCGTTGGTTCTTGGTGCGTATCCGCCGAATTTCGACGTTGAACGGAATACGGAACCACATCAGCGGAAAAACGTCTCTGGACACGCTGATGATGATTTTGAGACGACTGAAGGAACCAGTGATGATGGTTTCCGGCAGATGATTTCTGGTGGGGAGAACAGACGAGACGTTCAAGAGCAGAAAACGACGAAAACTGGATTTGGAGCGATAAAACGCAACAATACTCCGAATCGACGTTACAAACGTAGGCACTCTCGATAATGACAACAGAAGAAGACAAAAATTTCGTAGACCCGCAGGTTTCCGATGGAGAAAATGCAGATTTCTATACTGAATCCCCAAAAGGTGTCATCCGTAGCGACACTGGTGGTGGGACTTCTGTTGGTGGAGAACGGGCTACTTCAGCACCGGAAGACACGATTGATGAACATCGTGATATTGCCTACACGGACCCACACGTAAAAGAAGCGGTAATGACCATTATCGACTGGGTTGTTGGTGATGGTTTCAATCTTTCACGTCGGTCTTATCAGGCTCCGATGGACCCGGATACTGAATCCGAGGCCTCGATGCCGACCGAAGAAGATTCTGGTTCTCAAGCCGCGATGCCTGATTCGGAGAATCAAGACGGCAATGAAGCCCCAGTCTCGAAACTCCGTCGTCTTCTCGAAGCATCTGATTTCTGGAGCGTCTTCGTTGATTGGGTTCAATATGCGGCGATAGACGGACACGCATTTATGGAATTGGTCGTTGAAGACGGCCAGTTCAAACCCAAACTGCTCCCGACGAAGATGATGGAGCGAAAAGAAGACAAATACGGCAATCTGAAGTTCTATCGCCTTCAGACCCCCGAAGGCACGTCTTCTGGAAGCGGTGAAACGGGTACGACTGGTATAAAGTACGAACCACACGAAATAGCGGAGTTGTACTTTTTCAAGACACCGCAAGACGACTTTGGGCGTTCGCTTATCGAACCTATCGCGGAGCAAGCAGATATGCTTCGGGATATGGAAATTGACTACGCTCGTTTCATCGCTACGAAAGCGTATCCTCCGATTCTCTGGAAACTTGGCGATGAAGACCATAATTGGACTGAAGACCAAGTTCAGGCGTGGATGGACAACGTAGAAAGCATCCAACCTGATACGATGTTGGCCGCTCCGCACGACGTTGATACCGAAGTTGTTGGTACGACTTCTACTTCTTCGACTGCTGGTGCGATGCGCCTCGAAGATACGTTCAAGCACTTCGAGAATCGTGTCATCACTGGGCTTGGCGTTCCGCGTGTCCTGATGAATATGGACATTGGCGGTCAGGGAGAGGCGACCGCGACGATGCCTTCATTCAAACGACGAGTCAACCGCCTTCAAAATCGAGTCAAGTCGGCTGTCGAGTCGCAGATTCTAATGAGTCTGTTAACTGGTAGTGCCGGACTCGACACTGAGATTGATGCCACCGTTCCCGAGTTTCAATTCGGTGAACACAGTTCTGCTGAAAAGAGGCTTGAGATTGACAAGTTGCTCAATCTCTTCAACAATGGACTGTTGACGCCTGAAGCGTTCGCAGAACGTGCTGGTATTGAACCTGATGAAGTACCTTCGTTTTGGGAATCTGGAAATCATCTGGATAACCTGAGTGCGCTTGCACAAAAAGGAGATGATATTCAGAACCCGAAAGGCGGAAGTCCGACTGATACAGAAGGTGGTTCTGAGTCGGCAGGCGGCGAAGTGACTTCTCGACAAGACCCCGGTGAAGATTCTTCTTCGGGTCGAAATAAGAAGTCAATCGCAGAGGATGAAGACTAATTATTTATGGACGATTCTGAACACGACCAACTTGATGAAATACATAACGAGGTTCAAGGGAGTAACGCACAGTTAGGAGCAATCGCGGAACGAACGCGGAGTATTCAAAAATCTCTGGAAGACATCAACGAAGACGTAGCTCAAAACCAAAGCGACATCAATGACCTTCAAAACAAGGTCAGACGAAATACTGTTATCATCAATGGCGTAACAGTTGGACTGGGTAGTGTTCTTCTCTGGATTTCTGATAAACTAAGCCGTCTTAATCCATTTTAATACACAATGACATTCGAAATTGAAGAAGACCTATTCTTCAGTGCTTCTACTCCTGATGATGAAATTGATTTTTCGCATCAGGAATTTGCAGAACGGGTCGGCACCGGATTCAATGAGTTTGGTGTTCGAGAAAACACAAACGAACACGGAGAACTTGAGAGCGTTGACGTAATATTTGCCGCAATGGAACCCGGTCCTCCTGAAGACCGTAATGGTATTCGGATTACTACGGACTTCCTCGATAAGGTGGCGAGAAAGGAATACGCTTCTCCGCCCCCGCATCTGAAAGACCACGAAGACAAAAACAGTTGGGCGCGGATTGGGGAAGTTCGAGAAAAGTGGTTCTCTGAGAGGCTGAACAAGTTCTTCTTGATGACTCGGACTCCGAACATTGAGGGGTCGCAGAATCATCAGGAAGCAATAGCACGGTACACCCACGAACCGCCGGAAATTCGTGATGGTTCTCTTGGCTTCGGTAGTAATTATGAAGCCGCGATGAATGATGAAGGAGAACCGGAGATGGTTGATGGGAAGTTCCGAGAGTTTTCGACTGTGAATTTCCCCGGCGGTTACGACGAGGGTGGTGTCAATGCCGCGTTTGCGGAAGCTGTTGAAGAGGCCACAGTTGAGTTTGATGACTCAGGGGACGACGAGGATAGTCCTGACGAGAACTCAGCGGCGGAAGACTTTGCAGTAGATACGGAAACAATTCAATTCTAACTATGGACCTTAATTTCAATAGGGTTAATTACGACGGTGAGCTTGCTGATTTCGACGCAGATGAACTGCGCGAGATTGTCGGGAAGTTCGAAGACGCACAGGAATCCAACGTCGCTGAGTTTGAGAAGGCGGCTGAAACTCTGGACGACGTTGATGAAGAGACTATCGAAGACTTCGAGGACGCTCGTGCCTCGCTTATCGAAGACATCACCGAGGCGGAAGCCTTCGAGGATGTTCCGGTCACGGAAGATACGCTGGAAGACGCTGATTTCAGCGACCTCCGTGATTGGCAGGAATTCGTTTCGGACGAGACTGAAGAGTCTGAGTCCGAAGATGATGACGAAGACTTCGAGGACTTCGGTAAGAAGTCTCCCAATGTGGACGAAGAGGATGACGCCGACTTCGTTGACGACCAGATTTCGGAGATGCAGGGCGTCAACCTCGACTGAAACTTTCTAAAGACAACCAATGACTGATTTCAACATTGCGACTGGTGAGGAACAGCCTCTCAACCGTACCGGCATCGACAACGTTCAGGTTACTGGCGAAAATCAGGGCGTTCCTGTCGGCATCGACAACTCTGTGGACCCGCCTCAACTTGTCCGTGCTGACGCCGCCGCTGACGCCAACGATGCAGGCAACGGGCCTGTTCAGGCTGTTGGTGTTCTCTTCCCGCGTGAAGTGATGCCTGCTGACCTCTCGAACGTTACCCAACATCCGTGGGACCACGTTGAGGAAGGCATCTATCGAGAAGAGCGAACGCTTGCGGGCGACCGAGCGACGGTCGTTCGAAGCGGTATCGAGATGGTCAACGACGATGATGACACTGACTTCACGCCCGGTGAGCCGGTGTATCTCGACGTTGGCGGTGGCTTCACGCAGACTGAGCCTTCCACTTCCGGTGAAGCGGTGCAGGTTCTTGGCGTTGCGTGTACCACGATGGATGACGGCGTGAACCCGCAGAATGTCTCGAAGGACCGTATCTTCCTCGAAGTCGATGCTGACTACCATACGGTGGCCTAAGACTCTAAACTGACGACATAACTCTTTAAAATACTACAATGGCAATTCGACACGAACTTCACACTGCTGACGGTGTGGACATTGACGACCTTCTGGAGAAGGCGCACACGCTCTTCGACCGCTACAACGACGCCGAGAAGCCTTTCCGCGAGATGTTCGCGGAGACTGTCTCGGAGCAGACCTTCTATCAGGAAGCAGAACAGGACGATGTGTACTGGGACGAGCTTTCGGAAGGCGAACAGCCGCGTTCGATGCGTGCTGACGACCCTGACGGCAAGTGGATGACGATTCGTTCCACGACGTACAGCAAATCTCTTGGAATGTCGCAGAAGTTCATCCGGCGCACTCCTTCGGATGAGATTCTTCGCAAGCTCCGGCGTCTTCTGTCGGGTGCGAAGAACACCGAGGAACAACTTATCTACACCACGCTTCAGAACGGCATTATCGACGGTTCTGGTGCTTGGTACGACATCAAGGACTACGGCGAGTACAGTTTCAGTAATAACCACAGCCACGTTTTCAACGACACTGACAGTCTCTTCGATGACGACGGCACTGACGACACGGCCTACGAGCCGCACGAACACATCGAAGAGGCCAAGCGCGAACTGACCCATCACGGGATGGAGGGTCCGTTCGTTGCGCTCGTCTCCAATTCCTTCAAGCGTGCGCTGAAGGACGAGATTTCGTGGGACGCGCAGTATCACGTCCCGATGGCGAACGGTATGCGGTCTGCTGACGTTCAAGACCTTGACATCGTTATCGACGGCGTTCGGCTGGTCGAGTCGCCGTGGATGACTGGTGACAAGTTCTACGTCACGCAGGCGCAGAACGAGTCGCCTATCAAGTTCCTCGAAGACCGTCCCGTTCAGGTCACGCGACCGAACGGTGCGATGGTCCGGTCGCCCGGCGACCTTCTCGGTGCGAACGCGCAGGCTGACTACGGTTGCCGTATGGCTGACCCGCTTGCGGCTGTCGAAGTCAAAGCGACCGAACTGAAGTAAAGGCCCATTGAGGCCGTCTTGAAGTTATTATGCTTTCCACAAAATCAGAACTAAAAGAAGATGTGCGAGAGATGACCGGCTACACTTCCACTCTTGCACTTTCACACGACGGCCTCGATACTGCTTACCGAAACGCAAAACGTCATATCCGTGTAAAGAAGGCAATCGGTCCAGATTACAACTGGTTCGACCCGGAAGTGCCGGAAGCACAAGAGGCCCTGTTCTGGTTTACCTGTCTATTCACTAAAATACAGGTCGGGGAACTTGATTCGCAAGAGATTCAGGTCGGTGCTGTTGATACCAAATCGCTTCTTGCAAAAGACAACGACGAAGTTACTACTTGGTATCGGAACGCGATGGCTTCACTTCAGTCTCTTAAATCTTCGAACATCATTCGCGCCTCCGCCCCTTCTCGAAGTGGAAGACAATATGAGGCCGATGGATTCGTTGAACAGCAGTCTGGTGGGACAGAAGCCGATACGGATACTGATGTATGACGTACCGACGCCAAATCGTAGCGCAGATTTTTCGATTGGGACGTGAGGCAATAGTTAAATCTCGTTCTGAAACCGGACAGAACGAATTTGGCAATACGACCGACACGTACACCGAGGACCGAAAAGTAATCGCGTTTCAAACCTACCCGAACAGAAATACACAGATAGAGTCTAACGTTGGAGACAGAAATCGGGACCGTCCGGTATTTATTGTTCCGAATACTGAAGACCAACCTGACCCACCTTCACCTGAAGACCACATCTTATATGCAGACCAAGAGTATGAGGTAAAAGCCCATACTCGGTACGATACTCACGTTGAATTTTTCGCTGAACCAATTATCCACGACGAGAACGGTGAATAGCGATGGGTGACATTGAATTAGAAATTGACATCGAAGGCGAAGACCGTGTTGCACCTGCACTTAGTAGTGGACTGAAAAGCGGCCTTGAAGATGCGGGTAATTGGATGCTGGATGAAGGTGAAAATAAGGCTAAAGACGTTGTAATGCTCTCGGAACGTGTTTGGCGAGGAACGGTCAAACAAGGATTTAGTACCAGTGAAAATTCATTTAACAGGTACTACCGCTGGAAGGGCAAAATAGAAAACGATGCTCCACACGCAGGAATTGTCGAGCGGGGACTGAAGCCCGGTTCGAACCCTGAAGTCCAAGATATTATCCCGTGGGTAGATGCGAAGTTAGTACCTGACGGTGATACTCAGGAAAAAGCCGCTGAAGCAGATGTTGGCGAATGGAATCCTGAGTTAGAGGCTCTTGCAGGTAGGTATAGTCCTGCTCTCGTTCTGACCGCGTTTGCTGTAAAAGGCAAACTCGAAAATGAGGGCTATCCGGGCATTGGGTTTATGGAGACGACTGAACAGTATCTCGAACAAGTTGGTCCTCGATTGGTAAAACAGAAAGTCGAGAAACATATGCGGCGTGAACTTCGTGCCGCTGGTCTGAAGTAATCTCTTCAATGGATGAAAAAACACTAATCAGCAGTATCCAGTCACATCTCTCTGACAACATAGACGAAGCGGTTCGTACTTCTGGTTTAGAAGACGAACGACCCGTTCCGTCTGTAATCATAGATGACTGGAATACGAATGATTTCAACTACCACAATTCACCGTTTGCTGGTGAGGCTGTGGGTGACTTCAACGATGATGTGTCGGTAAACTACGAGCGATACCTGAATTTCGATTTCGTCACACGAGTCGAATTTGAAGTTCGTCATCAAGACGAAGTAGATGTTACTCGATTGAAAGACCGTGTAAAGAATCTTCTTCGGTTGATTCGTGACCGCCCGCAAGCGTTTCACGAAGAACTGAAACAGTGTAGAATCGGTGGGGGCGGAAGCCCGTCTTACACTTTTACAGAACCGAAAGAAAATGAACTGAAACTATCCGCACGGTTCTACGGCGACCACACTGTTGTTCTCACCCCACCGGACAACGACAACGGCGATGCAGACACGCAGACGGATACAATCGAAACTGTCGAGAAGAACTTCAGTTTCAATCCGTAATCTCAGTAATTCAATATGACTACTTACGGCGACAATCAAGAACCCGGTATTATTACTGACCTTACCTCTTCGGCGGCAGTGCCGACTTCTGGTGAGGCTCCCAGTAATCTCGGTATCGTTGGTCAGGCAGACCTCGCTAACGCGACCAGTCCGGCTGACACCAGCAAAGTCTATCAAGTAACCCGCGCTTCCAAAGCGGTCGAATGGTTCGGCCCGAAAGATTCGAGTCTTCTTACGCAGGGCGTTATTGACGCTCTCAATGAAGACGCGTACCCGGTCTATGCCGCAGTTGCCGAAGCGACTTCGGTTACTGATGAAGACCATTCGAGTGCTTCCAGCACTACGGTTGAACTCGATAACGCCCCGATAAGAGAAGACGCGGATGATGTAACTGTCTCTCTGGATGGGACCGACCAGACTCCGAATATCGTCTACGACGACGTTTCGACCTACTCTCCGAAAACTGGCGAGTGTTACGTCAATCCCGTTCGTGGGAAGGTTGAAGTGAACGCTGTTCCGTCCACTTCTTTGGACATCAGTTACGACCACTTCGATTATTCCGGCGGGATTGACGTGATGGTTGACAAGGTTCCTGACGTTATCGACTTCTTGACTCCGCTCTCGGAGAATCAAGATGTTGTGGACGATGCGAACCTTACTGTCGGGAATATGGAAGAAGACTACGACCTTGCCCTTGCCGTTGGTGGGGCTGACATCCACGTTTCCGATACCAGCAACTTCACCCAACAGTACGACGACAGCCGGACTCAAGTTGTCTATCCGACTCGGTTCGAGGACAAGACTTCTGCTGTGGCGGCCTATGTTGGTTTCAAGGCCCAACTCGGTCTTGACACGACGCCTATCAACAAGCGTCTGAGTACGAACAAGCGGATTGCTGGTTTCCAAGCCGACTCGATGAATCGCGCACAGAGAGGCAGTCTGATAGACAATCAGGTTGTTCCGCTTGCTGACGAGGCACGCGGTGTTCGTATCGTGGATGACCCCACGACCGTCTCGGACTCCAACACAGATGAAGGCAACCTGAAGTACGGCTTCAACCGTCTCGTCGCTGACTACATTATCGAGACTACCCGCGACAATCAGAAGCCCTTCATTGGAAAGTTGAACAGTGCGACTGTTCGCAACACGCTCGAAGGGATGGTCAGTGAACAGTTGACCCAACTTCAAGAGTCGAACGTCGTCATCAGTTACGAAGTCAACGTTCTGAAGGAAGACGCGGTGACTGCCGGACTGGAGATGCAGGTTGACCTTGTTGAACCGCTTCGGTTCATCGAGAACACCGTTACCATCGGGAACGGCGGATAAGACTCGAATCTCCTTACTTTAATTCATTATGGCACGAAATGGCACTGTTGACCGTATAGAATCCGCCGCGAACATTACGCTTGTAATTTCGCGGGGTGCAGAAAGCGGAATCGACTATTCGAGCGGGAGTTTCGATGAACCTGACAACGAAGCAGGTTACGTCGAGATTCCGATTTCCCGACTCGATACCACGAAAGAAGTCGAAATCTCGGAGATTCGAGAATCTTCGCTGAAAGCAAGCGGATACTCGATTACGGCGATTTCGTATTCGGGTACGATGATGTTCAAGGGGTCGCGTTTCACGAAGAAGGCTCCTGACGCAAGCGGCGAAGGCGAAACTGGTCCGATTACGGACTTCATCTACGATGACCACGGCGTTCCGTTGCCGATGACCATCAACATTAACCACGAACTGAACGACGAGCCTGAACGCTACAAACACGTTCTCGCTACGTCCGAAAGTTACGAAGTCCGTTCTGAATCTGCAACCGAGACTGCGTTCGACTGGGTTGCGATGGACAGAGGCTCTGACCAGCCTGACCAGCAGTAACTTCTCCGGTTTTCGATTTCTACGTTTTGTGGTTTTCTTAGCGACTACTCATCACCGACTCAAACTCACTTATGTCCGAAAACGCTGAAGCAGAAGACCAGAGTAACGACGTTAACATCAGCCGTCTGCGTGAGATGGCCCTTCGCGGCGACCAATTCCGCGAAACTATTGACTTCACGTATTACGATATGGAAGGCGAACTGTACGTCCGACCCCTTACGGACGAAGAGTTTCTTCCGATTGCGGCGTTCCTCGAAAACCGCCTCGACCTTGACCCCGAAGAAGCACAGGAAGCCCTCGAAGACGGAAAGGACGAAGACGGAGACAGCATCGACCCGTCGCAATTCGATGAAGACTTCGTTGAGATAATGCACAAGGCCGCCTCTATGGGCATCGACACTTCACAGGGTATTGCTGAAGGTGAAGATGAAGAAGGGGTTGAAGAGATAATCAAGATGCTTCAGGGTGGAAAATCTCTCGTCATTGCAGAGCGGGTGTTGGAAATCTCGTCTAACGCTGATAAGGCAGAAGCCTTTCGCAGAGACGGGGGCGGCGAGTAATTTCAAAAATCGAGTAGAGAACCACTCGAATGGCATCACCGACCTTCCCGGTGTTGACCATATAGGCGACCTAACTCCGTTCCAAAATCAAGTCCTCGATGAAGCGGAACGGGTAGAGGCAGAAGAGAAAAAGAGACAGCAAGAGCAAGCCCAACAGGGCAACGGCCCGACTCGCAACTCTCGCGCTGATTCCGGTAGCCCTTCAGGTAATTCTGATATGGGCCAAGAAGAGACTGTCCGGTATATAAACAAAGAATTGAATCCCGACCACGAAGTTCACGAATCTGACTAATGGCTGTTAATATTGACCTTGACCTGAACGCGAACGACGCTACTGGTAAAATCGGTGCGATTGCCGCTTCGCTGAAAGGGCTTGAGATGGTCGCTGATGACATCGACATCGACTTCGATGCCGACATTGGTGACATCACTGACGAGATTGATGCCCTCGCTGAATCACTCAAAGACGTTGACGTTAACCTGAACAGTCTCACGAACGACATCGAGAAGGCGGCGAAAGAACTTGACGGGGCTGAAGTCGGTCTTGTAGTCGATGGTCCTGATGGTTCTACTGGTTCCGGTAACGGCGGCGGTCGTGGTCCTCCTGTTAATATGAACTGGGCTGAGTTGGTTCAAGCCGCCGATGCTTCTACTGACCTTGCTCGTGAGGCTTCTGGTGTTGCTGATGGTGGTAGCACCGCAAGTATTTTTGAACGTACTTACGGTCCTGATGCTGTCCACGTAAGCGATAGTGATATTGGTGAAATGCTGAAGATGCGAAGCGGCGGCGGTGTCGCTAATCTTGGCGAACATTCACCACTTGTTCCTGACTACGATGCTCGAAAACGAACTGGTGTTCGAGGACGGTTCGGAATGGAACCGTTGTCGATGGGAGACAAACGAAGAAGTCTCCTTTCTAAAAGAGAACTTGCTGACTTAGGTTTCTCCGTTGATATTGGGGATGGTCTAAAAGACTGGCAAAGGCGTGTTCGGTCTATCGACCTTGATTCGCTGAATAACGGCTTCAGCAAGATGCGGAAGCAGATGAAGAAACTGACTCCGAGTATGGGTCAGTATATGCAACTGCTGGCCGCAATTCTCCCGATGATGGTCACTTTTGCCGCACAAGCACTTGGTGTGGCCGCCGCTCTCGGTGCGGTCGGCGCGGCAGGAGCGAGCATTGTCGGAATGGGTCTTCTTGGACACGGAGACTCGATGGCAGAATCGTTCGGCAACGCCCAACAGAGATTGCAGGGCTTGAAGAGAGAACTATTCGAGACTTTCCAGCCGACGATGCAAGAATTTGCGCCCATTTCTGATAGGGCGTTTGATGCTATTCCCGGCGCACTTCAGCCGGTCGCTGAAGAGATGGAAGGTCTGACCGTTTACGAAGATACGCTCTTCAATCTCGGTGGTGCGCTTGCCGGTGGAATGGAAGAAGCAGTAGAAATTATCATCGAGAACGAAGAGGCGATAAGCCAACTCTCGAAGCGTTTCGGCGGCCTTATCGGTTCTGGACTTCTGGACTTCTTCGAGTGGCTAATTAAAGAGGCTGAAGCGAACCAAGACCTGTTAGTTCGTCTCGGAAGTACATTCGTGACTCTCGCGGTCGCGGCATACGAACTTTCGACTTTCATTTCGAGACTTGTTGTTAACTTCAAGCCTCTATTCAATATTCTCGCGGCAGTTGCGGGATTCCTCAACAACGACTTCATAGTTACAATCTTGACTCTGATGGGCGTTTGGGGAGGTTTCATCCTTCTCACGTCTAAGGTTGTGACTGCACTCTACGGAGTCGCGGCGGCACTTTCTACCGTTGGTGGTTCTGGAGTTATCTCAACTGTCATCGGTGGTATTGCACGAATCACCGGGATGCTTTACGGTCTTGTAGCCGCCGCGTGGGAAGCCAATGCCGCTCTTGGTGTTCTTGCAGGTCTTGCTACTGCTGGTCTTGCTGTTGGAGCCGCCGCAGTCAGTTACGAAGCAATCAAAGGAATGGCTCCTGATGGACCTTCTTCTGGTGCTGGTGTGGGCGGTGGAACCAGAATGGGTGGAGGCGGAGGTACTGTCATCAACGACAACAGAAGTTACGAAATCAACGCAAGTGGAAATATGGACTACTCTCAACGGAAAGAAATCGAGGGAGTGGTCAAGGACGTTAATAGCACATCTCAGATAACCGATGAACCATCTGTCAGGACCGAATCTGTCGAATCTGACATCGAGGGACAAAACTAATGCCTAACTCACCGAACCAATCTTCAGAAACTAACATCCCCGATAACCCGAACCAGCAACTCGGGTTCGAGATAAATCCACAGGGTCTTCATTATAGTTTTATTCCTGAATTTTATCCATCTGACTTCACTCAAGGTAAAGAAAAGAAACTCAACCGCTATGGAGGCGGGAGTTGCGGGGGTGGTGAATCTGTTTCCATAAAGACAATAAAGAACCGTGACATACACGTTTCCGGTCTTCTGCTTCAAGGCGAGATAAATGTCTTTAACGCCCTTCTCGATTTGGAAGGGAAGGTAGAAGTTCTATCTCCGTTAATTCCAAACGGCGGCGTTGAATGTATAATCAAATCTGGTGAACTGGGTAACGAATCGGGATACGACCCGCAAACCAGAGAAAGGATGTTCGAGTACACTCTTGACCTTGTTTCGACTGGCCGTGACGAGCAAGGTTCATCGAACAATGCTATCGTGACTGCTCTAACTACGAACGCTCCGGGCGGCACTGTTGGATATAGATGACTTGTGACCACGATTGGACGATTCAGATAGAAGACGCAAACGGCGGCGACGACCCTTTCGAGATTCGTCCAATTTCGATGACGATGAAAATGTCCCGCTCGGAGTTCGATTACTGTCGAGCGAAGTTCGATTCGGAGGTTGGCGAGATGATGAAACCTCATACTCGCTATGAAAACGGCCAACTCCGCAACTGGAAACGTGCTGACGTTCATCTTAACGGGCAGTGGGTGCAACGTCTTCTATTCCGACCGGATAACGTCAGTTACGGGAATAACTTCACCCACATCACATTCGAGGATTTGCAGAAATCTTTGGACGATGGAATCGTAGACAAGCAGTGGGAATCAGTCAGTGTGGCTGAAGCATATCAATACTGCTTCGAGAAGGTCACAAACGACCTGATGAACGGAATTGTATTTACGATTCCAGAGGGGGCAACCCAAGAAATAATCGGTAATGCGGCTCTGGATTTTTACGCTACCGATGACAATGCAGACGGTGAAGGATTCAGAATCCGAGAGTTAGACGGTATTTTAGGTGAAGCACATCGTTGGACCTACCTCGGGAACCTCCAAGACGCAAACCAAAACAGGACACAGAATCTCATAAATTCCTACTTTGCAGTGGACTTCAACAAAATTAGTCCGTTGAAGGCAATTGCAAGACTGAACAAGAAATTCAACCTGAGAACTTGGACCAGTGATAGTGGGTATCTCTACGTTGGATACCCCGAAACCAATTCTCAGTATCATATGGCCGCTCCTGATGATAGTCGTGTTTGGAGATACAAAGACCCGCAAATTAGCCACGGCAGAGAACCTATCAAAAGCGTTGTTGTCGAAGGAGCATTAGACGACGACCCCGGAATCGGTGACTTGGCAAACATCGAGGGCTGGTTCAAGAAACAACCCGATGCAATGGGACTTGTTGTAGCAACTGGATTCGCTACCCGAACCGATATTGACTACGGTAAAACATTTTCAGTCAGGAATACCGGAGCAAAACGGGACGGTGTAGACGAAGTTGCGGAAGCCGCACTTCGTGAACGGATGAAGCGGCAAAATACTGGAACAATCACTCTTGACCCGGAACTGTCGGGGGATTCCGTGTCTGAAATTCGTGATTTGCGGTGCGGTGACTTGCTTCATCTGATTCCCGATGACAGCAACTTCGAGACACCGAATCCACAGAGCGGGACTATCGGGAACGGTCCTGATTCTGACGACATTTGCAACGACTACGTAAACAACGAAATCTACATCGTCAACAGCGTTGAACACAGAGTCACGGACTCTGGAAATTGGATGGTCAACGTAGACATTGCGATGCTACCTGACGCTCCAGTGGAATCTTTCGTTCGGTATTTCGACCCGAAATCGGAACAGTATCTCAACGAAGAAGAAGTCTTCAAGCCTGATTTGATGGACCTTCTATAATTATGGAACACGGAACTGTAACATCTGTAACCTACAAGGACGGAGTTGCTTACTGCAACGTCCGTGCAATTCGGATTGATACAGAGTATCGAAACGTTCCCGTCCTGAAATCCCATCCGGGCATTATCGAGATGCCCAAACAAGGAATGAAGGTAGCGATGGAACAGTTGGAAGACGGGACTCGTTTCATTACTAACGTCATCAGTAAAGAAGACGCTTACCCCGACGAAATGGAAGAAGGGGAATTGACGATTCAATTGGATAACGAAACACGCATTTCGTTCGAAGAAACACAAGACGGAGACTACAATCTCCACTTAAACGCTTCTGGAGATGTGTTCATAAACGGCACTAAACAATAAATGGAAGACCTAAAACTTAATTCAAACTTCTCGGTACATCTCGATGACCGAAACGATTTAGCAACAGTCAGTGACCGAGAGGCGTTTGAGCAGTCCGTCGTGATGATGTTGACGGACTTTATGTATAACACCCTTCCCGGTCTATACCAGAGCAATACTATCGAAGAGAAAATTGAACTACAAGTTACCCGTGTTGCACGGGAACACAATAACCTCGATGCTCTGGAAGCAATAGACATAAACGAAAAACTTGGAGAAGCAGATACCTATGAAGTCAGAATCATCTATTCTGATGAAGGAGTTGAGGATTTCTCAGAAGACGTGACGGCTCAATAAATTAGTTAATGACTCTTGTAAACGGCAGATTCGAAGAACAGACAACGGAGGCTATTCTCGATGCGATGATAGCCGACGCAAAAGACTATTGGGACGATGACCTAAATGACACTTCTCTCAACGTCATTCGGTCATTCTACCGTCCGATAGCAAAGCGTCTTGCAGAAGCACAGACTGACATCGGGCTGGTCCTCAATTCTACTCAGATAGATTACGCTGAAAAAGAGGCACTTGACCTTCTCTGTGCCCTTATCGGGGTTCAACGCGATAAGGCCGACAAAGCAAGCGGATACGTTACCTTCAGCCGGGATACTCCTGCAACGTCAACGTACACTGTTCCAAAAGGGACGACCGTACAGACCGATTCAGGGAGTCCGATTCGCTTCGAGACGACCGGGACTGTTCAGATTAAAGATTACGAGCGGTTCGAGGACGGCGACGTGGCCGAATACTTGGGGGACACGTCCGACGCATCTGTTCAGTCTTCGACCGTTCTCGAAGGCTCTCAGAGCCTTGAGTTGCCTGCCATAGATGGAGTCGAAATTCACGACGGCGGCGTTGACCTACGACACGGAACTGATTTCAGGTTCTATACGCAGGTCGGTGCGAATGGAGTTTCTATCACTGAATTTGCGTATATAGACGCAGACAACTACTATCAGATTGTCGTTGACGCTGACACTGACCGCGTTGCACTCGAAGTAATCGAGGACGGGACAAAAAACACGGTCGTTGAGGATACTTCCCCCGGCGTTCCCGAGTCAGAGCGTATTGAAACAAAAATCAAGTGGGACCGTGGCGGTGACTTCTCTCTGGTCTTCGATGATAGTTCCGAAAACCAGTTCTCTGCGATTGATGGTTATGACGCGACACACACTGACGGCGGAATCGGGTTCAAAAGCGGTGACGCAAACTCCAAGAAGTATTTCGACTTCGTGACCAGCACTGCTGTTACGGTTGCTGTGAACGCAGTTGAATCGGGACCAAACGCGAATACCGCCCCGAACACCATCACAGTAATGCCTGACCCGCCGACAGGCGTTGAATACGTAACTAATAAACACAAGACTGACGGCGGAACTGAAGAAGAGGAAGATGATGAACTTCGGCAACGTGCCAAAGACGAACTTGCTGATGGTTCTCGTGCTTCTGCTCCTGCACTGATTAACGCGATGAAGTCCCTCGACGGAACATCTTCCGTCAATATCTTCCGAATTGAGAACGACAGTGATGGCTCATACGAAGGCTTCGAACTTATAGTTGAAGACGGAGAAACTGAGGCTATTGCTGAAGAAATTCTCTATACGATGGCCGCCGGAGACACTTCTTGGGGCGGAATCAACGGCACAAAAGATTCGGCGGCGGCAGAATTGCCGAACGGACAAACTGAAACTATTGAATTTTCCCGACCGAATAGCATCCAGATATACGTCAGTGCAGACCTGACTGTAACGGATAATTTCCAAGGGAAAGAAGAAGTCAAAGACTCGATTGTTGATTACATAGGTGGCAGTTTCAGTTCCGGCAACGATTCGTTCGGTCTTGGTGCTGGTGATGACGTTATCTACGGAGAAGTTGAATTTGCTATTCGGGAAATAGAAGGTGTCTACGACATCTCGAATCTCGAAGTCGGAACCAGCGACCCACCGAGCGGTTCAACGAATATCGCAATTGCTGATAACGAAGTCGCCTCTGCTGACGCTACTGACGGGTCGTTGTCCTTTACAACGATAGACAAGTAAATTCATAATGGCTCAAATTACAGCGGCAGAAACCTCTGAATCCGGTGAATATATTCTTCGCCGGATTCCCGGTTGGATGCCTACGAATAGAGATTCAGGCAATTTCAAACTTCTCGATACTGTTGGTCACGCAATAGACCGCCTCGATGAAGACATCGACTCTCTTGATATTGCTACTACTGTCCAAGAAGCCGAAACTGTTGACCAACTCGAACGGTTTGCAGAACTGGTCGATTTGAAACCAAAACAAGGTGAAGGAAAAGAAAAGTATCGCTCTCGTCTAATTTCGGAGTTTCAGCAGATGACGAACGAAGGGACCACGAGAGAGTTGATAGAAAACACGGCAACAATCTTGGATGTTGAACCTGAGAAAATTGGATACGAAAAGACTGCTCACGGGGTTATCGAGTTGACCGTCCCCGGAAATTCGCTCGATAGTCTCGCTATCTCAAGCTCCGAGTTTGTCACGATTACCGGAGAAATGATTGCGGCTGGTTTCAACCTAAGTGCAGTCCGTCGTGGGACGTTCACGTATATTACACCGACGAAGTATAACGCGGGGAACCACGAGGCGGAGAAAGGTTACGACGGGTTAGATTCTAACGGAGAACCGAAGGACAACGGCGGTACGTATGCTGGATTGATTAACTGACGATAGACGACTCACCGATTTACTATGGCAAGCTACAATACTAACCTCAAAAATTGGGGTGCGACTGGTACAGAGTATCCTGACGGATACAGCTACGTTGAAGGAGAACAGCCTGTTGACGATTGGGATAACTTCATAATTGACAATCTCATCGAAGACGTGAAAGACCATCTCGTTCCGCTAACCAACAGTCGTATCGAAAGCGATGTTGGTGGAACAGGCGGAGAACCGGGAACGCCGGAAGAGGCCCACCTCTACCAGAACACCGATACAGACCGTCTGGAAGTTTGGGATACTTCAACATCTTCGTGGTACACCCACCTTCGTCGTGACGGCGACCAGATGCAAGGCGTTCTGGATATGGGAGGTTACGAGATTAACGATTCGACAGGCGACCTGAATCTCGATGGGACTGTCTCTGTTTCTGGTAACATTACTCTTACCGGAACCGTTGACGGAGTTGATGTGTCTTCACTCGAATCTGATTTTACCTCGCACGACCACGATGGTCGATATTACACTCAAACATATGTTGATAACAATTCTGCTGAAACTCCACACGGAACAAAAATAACTACACAAGAAGATAATAATTCATCTACTCCGATTTCTTTTAACTTTAATCTTTCAGAATACAGTAGTTATTTCATTTCTGTTGAATCGACAAGCCTTGTAGATACCAGTGACTACTTGCGAATAAACTTTAATAACAACACAGAAGATTACGTATGGCAGGGTTATCAAAATGATGGTTCAAAAATTGGTGGTGTTACCTGTAGAGTAGGGGGAGACACTGGTTCAGTAAATAATACTATATTTATTGGAGGTCTATACATTTACGAAGCATCGAATAAAATATACGGAAGTGTGACTGGAACATCTGGAGACCT